GTTTGTTTTTGCCGCTGTACCATCTGCCACTGCATTAGCCGCAGTAGTTACCAGTGACAGGTTTGTTTTTGCCGCTGTACCATCTGCCACTGCATTAGCCGCAGTGGCCTGCACCACTATATCCGCTGATGATTGTGTGGTAACTCCAGAAGCTACTGCATTGCCAGTGGTAGTTACCAGTGACAGGTTTGTTTTAGCTGCTAGACCTTCTGCTACTGCATTGCCAGTGGTAGTTACCAGTGACAGGTTTGCTGCTGCGGTAGTGCCAGAAGCTACTGCATTGGCCGTAGTAGTTTGTATTGTTACGTTTGTTAATACTGATGAAGATACACCAGAGGCTGTGGCATCTCCAGTAGTACATGTTATTGTTGTTGTTCCTGTGCCAGCTACTGCATTAACCTGCACCCATCCGTCAATCGACACGCGAGACGATGCAGAGGAATCATCCCCCTGTATCCAGCCTCCGAGTGTGACGCGGGAAAAGGTCGCCACAGTCAATTACCAGCGTATTTGCGGGTCGAGGTAGACGGTGATCCCGCTGCCGCCGATAATTGCACGCCCTAATATTTCTCCGTTCTCAGCCGGCGTAATGGCGGCTCCTGAGTCGATCTTTCCAGACCATGCCCCTGTGTCACCAGTCCAAGAAGCTGTTCCTGCTCCTGCGGCTTGATCTGCAGCAGTGCTGAGCAACGGCATATAGTCTGTGTACCTTGTAGAGATTACGCTACCAGAAGTCACCTTCGCCGAGAATTCAGCACCAATCTCATTCGTTTGATAAGCCGTTGTGCTTCCATCACGCAAGATCTCGAATCGTGGCGTTATCGCTGATGTATCGGTGTGATAAACCGGAATCCATGGCGTTGTAAACGGCACAGCATGAGAGCAACTGGATGTCGTGACTATCTTCCAAGACTGGCCTGCTGCACCATCCGTAAAATAAATACTTGTGTCGGATACAACCGACCCAAGTGAATCAACATAATGCATAATGCCATGTGTATCTCCACTCGAGCAGTCTAGCAGGAGTCCGCTGCCCGCGCTTCTATTTGCCGGAGTTTGTGAAGAAAGTAGCGAATAATTTGACGGCATTTTGCAGCGATTGAATACAAATAGTGCCGAATGTTCACATATGCCAATTATGCTGGCAGTGCCAAGAGATGTCAGATCGCAGTTATAAAAAGTTACGGTTCCGCCCTTTGGGCTGATTAGTAATGGACTCGGAATTGAACCGCTTGCTGATATTGTAGTGTTGGTAATTACACTGCCAGGATAAAAACTTAGTTTCTGCCCTGTAGCACCAAATCGTAAAGTGCAATCTACCAACTCGACCACTGTATTGATAGTTGTATACGCAGTGCCAAAATACATATTGGAAGAAGAAGAACTCGTGCCAAGCCAAAAATAACAGTCGGTTGCTAGGATTTGGCATCCATCTGAATTGCCAATTGTCATATCCCTACCACTGCCACCGCCATTTCTAAACGTCAATCCATGCAGTCTGACCCTGTAACCACCGTCAAACGCGAGATTTATAGAAGTCGCCGATGATCCAAACCAAGCCGCTGCACCCATTGCAGATAGGGAGTTTGAGTTGTCCTTATCTACGACAACAACGGAGATATGATTTCGCGCTGTCCACGTTTTGTCAGTCGTGTAGGCGTTATCGCCAGTATGGTCCTTGTCGACTAAGACTACGTCGCCTGATGCAGTAGCGAGCGCAAGTGCTGCTGCTAAAGTGGTCTTCGCCGTGGCCCATGAAGTGCCTGCGCCGTTATCTCCCGCTTCTGAAACGTAGTATGTAGCCATCAGATTTGCGCCTCATCGAGTATTTCCTGCCAGCGGTTTTTTGCCGGAACAAACTGGTTCGTGACCAGCGTATTCCACTGTGTCGTATTCAGAGATTTGCCGTAGAAGTTGTTGTAACTCAGACGGACTTGATCGCTTGTGAAATCTCCAGCCTGAATGCGCTGGTAAATCCACCATACAAGTCGGCAGAATTCAGGTTTATTCCCGGCATCAAAAGCTGCTTGAAGTCGTCGCCAGAATCTGGCGGCAAATTGTGCTGCGGTCTGATGTTTGAAAGCGAGTGCCATGGCTTACTCCAACAGTGCGTTGGCTTCGGCTTCGGCCAGCGAGGCAGATATTTCCGTTGCCCTAGCCGCCATCAGCGTTTCACGGTTTGCCATGCCATCCCACAGGTAAGGACCGACCGTGTATTTCACTCCGTCGCCGTCGACGTGAGTCTCGGTAGTCCAGCGCCCGCCTCCTAGCTGGGTGTGAGCGTCGGAAACGTAGGAGGATGAGATGATTGGCATGGTTAGCTCTGCGTAATCTTCAGAATATCAGTGCCTGCACCTTGAAAGTCAATAGTGAGGCTTCCTGAAACAATGCTTGCTGTGCCACCAGAACTCAACTCGATCCAACCCAAAGCGCGCTTATTGGCGTCGGTATCGTTATAGATAATACCGTAGGCCCCGTTACTGAACCCACTACCGTTTTGAGAGATAGCAACGTCCGTCGCCCTCAATGTTGGCACATTAGAGACGTTGGTCCATGTAACTGACGCCAGCGTGATTGGCCCTGTATATCCGCCGCCAGTACCAACTTGGTTAGTGGCAAAGTTGGTCGTGCCAGTACCACCCCAGTGAGGGGCTGCTGTACTAAGTGCGGGTACTGTTGCTGTGGTGACAATACCTAATTTGAGAGTGTCTGAACTCAGATTGTGGATTTTGTTGCCAAGGTCCAGCAATGCAGCCGGAAACCATTTGATGTCGCCTGTAGCCATTGTAAATCTCCTAACTTGTCTTTAAATTAAGGCCGTCATCCGGCGTCTCTTTTTGGTACTGCTTCTGAGTCCAGCCTTTATACTGGTCACTGACTGTTTTTCCAAACCTTATTACTGGGCCAAGCAGGCCCTTCTTGTATGCTTCTTCGTCAAACGTAGAAGGCTTATTGTCCATCGCTATTTTACATTTGGCATTTGTATATGCCCGTTCCACCAGTACATGATAATAAGCCCTGCTACTGCAAGTACGGCAAATATTGACTTTTCACCTAGCTTAGCCAACAAGCTCTGCCAAAACGCTTTGCACAACTTGGCTCGCTCTCTTGCAGCCTCGTGTTCCATTCTGTGCAGGGCCATGTCTCCTCCCGGGAAAGCCTCAAGGGCCATGGTCCTCAACTCTTGCTGGAACTTTTCCTCTTCCTCGATGTGGTTTTTGAGGGCAGGCTCCAATTCTGACACGCGTTCAACCTTGTTGTGCATTTCCCCAAGTTGCTGCAGAATCGTGTTCAACACCGTCAAGTGTTGGTCGTCACGCCTGCGATCTGTGGGCTGAACCATGCCATCTCCAAATTCTTATGCTGCTGCCATTTTTGGCAATTCTTATAGAGTACATTATAGCGCGAAACTATTGGCAGGCTGCAAAAACATTGGCCAAACTATCTGAGGTCTTCGACTTCAGCTTTCTTGTTCTGCCCCCTGCCCGTAGCCGGAGTCGTCGGCTTCAAATTCTGGTTCAGTGTCGAGCCACTATTGCTAGGTTCAGTAACAGCAGGCGTAGCCGTTGCACTCTTGAACATGGTTCCTGACAGCGGCTTCATACTAGGTGGTGCCAACTTGCCTGTCAATTGCAGGCATGCCTCATCGTCTGAAATCATGCCAAGGCTCAACTGCTCCAACACGATCATTTGCTCTGTCTGCTTGAAAGCCAGTAACTCGTTGTCGGGCCTCAAGTCGATTGATGCAAACTTGAACTCCACGACCACGTCGAAGCCGAACAAACGGGCCGACAGGGTGAATGCCCGGCTCCAGAACTCCTCGACCGGGGCCTTGACAGCTCCAGTGCAGGACTTCATGAACAGCATGATCTCGCTTGACGCAATGTTGCTGCTGCCGCTGGCAAAGCCCAGCACCGTCCCGTTGGTCTTGCTGCCTGTGCTGAGACGGGCATTAGCCATGTCCTGGAGCACTTCATACTCAGCGGATAGGCCTGCATTGCTGGCATTCTCAACTTCAAATTCCAGGGAATCGAGATAGACGAGGGCGTCTTCAGGCGCGAGTGAGTTGATCTTCTGCTCAATGCTGGACGTGATCACATTCAGTTCTGCGTTGGCCTTGTCGTTGTCGACTTGTGCTTCGGGGCTGAGAAACTTTCTGACCCTCTCTTCATTGATCCTCACCTTTTGTCGCGGGTGAATGACCTTGCCCACGATTCTTGTGATGTCGTTCGAAAACTGCTCTGAGTAAATCACTGGCTTGATCGCGCTCTCAATCGGGCTCGCGGAGTAGGGCTCAAGCAGGTCCTGGTCCAATGACACGTAGATAAAGGTCGGGTAGTCGAGATTGACCTTCTCACTGCCAATGTACTGCCACGGCACAAGTGTTTTGTCAGGGTCGGCAACAAACTTGATCTGTGTCGTGCTGATGGGCTGAATCCGCTTCGGAAGCCTGTCTTTGCCGAGGACCACTTCTCCTGCACAACTCCCGTACTGCATGATTTCCCGTGCCAACGACTCCGACGTGGCCCTGATGGACTGGGGGCCAGTGAAACCGTCCGTGACATAGTCAGGTAATAGGTCGAAGCGTGTGGCCAGTTGCTGTACAAGCAGGGTGGCTTCTCTGTTGAACGTGTTGTCTGGATTCTTTGCGACCGCGGTCCACTTCTGTGGGATGCCAAGTCGGGCGTATGCCCACACTGCGGCGGACAAGTCCGGTGACGACGCCACAAAGCTACGAATGATTTCATTCGTGCTGTTCCCATATCGCAGGGTGGTTGTGTCCGTGCTCGCCAATCGCCGGTCTGTTTGAGGCAATACACTGGTCGACGGCGTTGTAGTCCTCAAATAACTTGGATAGGTCAAGGAGCCAGGCTTTACTTTTGGAGGGGCCACAGCAGGTAGTTGGGTCGCACTGAAGAACTCTACGACTCCGTTGATGTCATCGAACATACTAAACCCTATAGTCTAGCGTTGTGGGGTGCTTCCACTTTACGCACAACGCCCTTATATCCAATTGTATACCACGGCAGTATATTGCTCGTTTGCCGTTTAATAGGCACATACTGCTCAAGGCTAGTTTTCCTGGGTAGGGACTTAATCCATATCACGTGCATAACTGGGAATACACCTATGAACTTCTGCCCATCAGCCGATCTCATGGCCAGGTACCCGCCGTGCGCCCACCAATTTGGCAGTGCGTGTGTCCAGCAATTACCCACTGTCGCTGCAGGATGAACTTTTTTGGCGAAAATTGCTAACCACGCTAGAACTGCCCCAGCCGTACTCGCAATCGAAAAGGCAGCAAAACACCCTATCAGTAGCAAAAAGTGTATCAGAGATCGAATTGACTTCATGCTCGAATTGTACGCTATCAGCTAGTACCCAAACAATAGGCTGCGCCTATTAAAGTGGCCGCTACACACAAATATCAGGTGTGTCGCATAACACTGGCTACTTGTGTGCGTGGTGTCACCTTAAACGAACTCAACATAGTGAGTGTTCCGCCACCTTCACCCGTAGTCTGACCTATAATGAACTTTGCTAGGTATGCGAAGCTAAGTGCAAACCAATAGTGGTCGTTGCCCTCTTCAGACTTCAGCCACCTGAACTCAATGGTCTGCGTCTTCATGTTCCAGTCCTTGACCCTGCGCATGTCCGTACAGTGTGTTACAAACTCTTCATCCTTCTCTTTGTCAGACTGCCATATTGAAAAGTCTCCAGAACGGATATAGGACATGAGGGAATCAAAGGTTCTGTCTCTGGCCACGTTTAACTGGCGCTGGTCCTGTTCTCCTGTATTGTCCTCGTCTTCTTTCTTGTGAATCGTGTACAGGGTTGTGCCCTTGGATTGCGTGTACACGCAGGCCCATGCGTTCCTGTCTTGTGCTTGTAGGGCCATGACCATGTCTGTGTATGGTAGTGAGTCCATTACAGTTGTCCGCACTCTAAACTGCAGACGCAACTCTTTATACCTAACCTTTAGGTTAGCGAGTGGTATTGCCTCTCTGTGCACTATCTGCATAGAGCCATCGTAAGAGCAGTTGGCTATGACCACGTGACATGTCTTACCAAAGTCGAGGCCCATGACACAGTATCTGGCACCTTCAAGTCTGTTTGGTAGTAGCGTGCCCCTGATCTCATCTGGTGACAACACGCTCTCTTTGGAGAAGAACGGCAAACCTAAGTTGAAGTTGACGAATTCAGCTACGTTTTGGTAGACAGTGGACGATTCCACTAGATATCCGGGTGTAATGATTGTGGGTGCATCAAATGGACTTACCTGGAACCCTTCTGCGATATGGTTATCTTCAGGGTTCTCACACACCCATTCTCTATGTTTGACGCCAAGGTCAGGTCTCTTTCCGCACTTTGGGCATTCGACATAGGCACTATTATGGTCAATCTTGTGCAGGTTCTTCTTCGTTATCTCCATCAAGTCCCCTGTAAAGCCTGGGATTTTGACGTGGTCATAGTAATGTGGTACGAACTGGTGCCCGCAATGATCACACTTCACGAAGTTAAAGTGACGCCTTGAGCGGCTAAACTCGTAGTCAATGCCTTTTCCGGGTAGCGTTGGCGTTGACAACTTCATTTTCATCTTATAAGGCGAAGCCGTAAGACGTGAGTGGTACTGGCTGATGACAAGGCCGTCGCTGAAGTCTAGTTCATCGTGCACTAGAAAGTCTGCTGGAATACTGATAGGAGCGTTGCTAGACGCTGCACCACGCAAATACAGGAATGAGTTGTTGTCGAACTCTTTAACGTCGACGTTGTCAGAGCCATTCATTCTTGAGTTTAAGTATGGAGAGTCCCTTATAACGGGATTCACCCGAGTCTTAGAAATGATTACTGACAGTGTGGCCGTTGGTAGGGTGTAAATGGTGGTGAATTTCTTGATCATCCCGCACAGCGCAAGGGCCTTTCTTACAGTCATTTCAGTCAAGCCTATTTGGCTGCACTTCCTAACAACTACTTCCTTGGCAGAACTATCGAGTATCTTCTTCTGAAACTCCCTGCCCTTGTAGCTATACGGCCTACCTCCAGAGAACGTGTTATCAGAAATCCATCTTGATGTTTCACTCAAGGCTATAGCTTGCGATGCTCCCGCCCTTAATCTCTCAAAATGCTCTTTGAAGACCCGCTTTTGAATTGTCATGTCTCTCATGCTAGGCCTATCTTCTTGGCACGTGCAAGGTACTCCTCAAAGAATTCAGTCTTAAAATCTTCTGGCATTGTCTGCAACATCTCCTTAAGCACGTCTTCTGATAGCTTCAACCCTTCTTGAACTCTCAGGTCCTCTTGTAAGTTCCTGAGTTGTGTTAGGGTTGTAACTACAGAATTCCCAACTTGTGCTTTTTGATTGGCTGGAGTGTCCATGTCGTCTGCTATTTCGTCCATAAGCCTTTTTGTTTTAGCATACTGCTGCATCAACTCATCTTCAAGGTTAAGTTCTTTGACCGACTGTTCAGGGAGCACTTCTTTCAACAAGTCCTGCAGTGTTCTCAAGTCCTTTTCAGACATGGACTGCAGTTGCTCACGCAGAGTCGGTGC